TTACGTTCTTGTTCAGTTTGCGAAAGTAACTGTCTAGCGCCACCATAAGTACCTTGACGGGCTGCGGCTAAATTACCAGACATTAAACCTTTTTGTGCATCCCTTGTGGCTTCTGCTTTGTTAACGTCAATAACATTTTGAGAGTAAGGAGACATATACATAGCGGTTTGCTCTGGGCTTAACATAGAACCCAACGCACCCAAACCTAAAGCGGTAGAACCAACACCTAACTGAGCCGCACCCGTACCTGTACCAAACTGAGTAGGTGTTGCCATCTGCCCTAACTGAGTTCCTATCTGTTGCTGCATAGGAGACAAACCAGCCACACGACCTGACCCTGCTAGACCAGCTTGTTGTAACGGAGCGCCATAGGTAGTTTGATAGTCTTTAGATAAAAGAGTCTGTGCCGTAGGAAGCACACCACCAGCACCAGTAATATACGGGCGTAAGACCTCTGGGACGTCTGTTAGTGCTGTTGATATTGAGGTAGAAGTTGCCATATTAGTCCTTTACGCAGGAAGATACTTGCGTGGGTTGATTTGTTTGCCTTGCTTTGGGTTGCCTGTACGAGCTTTGCGTATCTTATCCATCATAGAATATAACTGTTTTGCACCAGCCTTGGAAGAACCATTACCTAAATGACTAACCACATCGGCAGGGATAACAAACTCCCCATCTGCTAAACGGGCTGGTTGCTTATCGTTAATTGTGGCAGGGATAGAGTCTGACATTCCATCTCCACCACCTGATAAAAATCTAGGAGTGCCACCTTCAGCAAACTGCTGCATACCACCTACAGCACCTTCATTAAAAGCTGGCTGAGAGAGTCTACTTAGGGCTAGATTTGGCATACCGCCAAAAGCATATCCCATACCAAATAAACCCTTTTGGAGATTGCCCTGATCCATGCCCATAGCAGAGTAATCACCGCCTAGTTCATCATCTACTTGACCGCCCATAGCGTACAAAGTACTTTGTGAGGTAGGCAAACGAGCATATAGATTTTCACCTTCTCCGCTACGACCATAAAAGGTCTCACCAATAGATACATCACGGCTTGGATTAGGATTAAATTGATTTTTGCTAACCACATCAGCGGCATAATCTCTTTGGCTAATAATGCTTGCCATAGCTCGGTCATATTCAGCTTGGCTAATTGCGTTAGCTCGTTTTGCTTCTTCAAGGTATTTACGTTGCTCTTCCATACCAGCAAGGGTTGATTCACCAGCAATAACTATTCCAGCCATTTTCATTGGATCTATGCCTGTTTTGGCTGCTAATTTAGCTGCTTCTTTAGCTGTCATTTCTCCAGCACCAAGCAAGTTTTGAATACCCTCACCAGTTCTTGCTACTTCCGATACCCCAGTTGTAGGAAGTTCAGTAACGTATTTAGCAGTCCCACTCACTGCATCGCCAGCTTTTGTTCCCATCCTGTCCAAGAAAGAAGGTGGTGGTGGAGGGGCAGGGGGATTATATACACTAGGCAAGCCAGGATCTACATCAAAATATCCAGGATCAATATTTGGTGTTATAGGTGGTGGCGGAGCTACATTACCCAACTCTACTAACGGTTCATATGGCACTGAATTTAATAATTCTGGAGCAGCTTCTTTAGCTACTGCCTCAGTTAAAGATTGTGTTGTCCCTTCAGTACCAGGAGGTACAGCGCCACGCATATAATCACCTAGTTCTGCACTAGCATAAGCTGTGGCGCCACCTATTACAGCACCTTTAAGGTCAGCTCTTTGAAGAGAAGAACCTGTACGCATTAGTCCAGCACCTCTAGCTGCACCGTAACCTACTTGTAACGGTACTGGAGCGCCTGTTGCTGCAAGAGCTACTTGACCAACAGTTGACCAACCACCCGGAATTGTCTTTGCTACCTGTTTATCAAAATCTGCTAATCCACGACTAGTAGGTTGAACAATGGCTTTTTCTATAGGTTGAAATATCTGTGTGCCTAACTTATTAGCAGCTTGATTAATATCACCAATAATAGGAGTAGTATTAATTGTTTTGTTTAGACCACTGCCAGGATTAAATGGGTTAATAGATGCAATTGCAGGGCTAATATATTTTTTATAAAAGAATTCGGGTAAACCCGTATCTGGGTTTCTTGTTCCTGATCCGCCTAAAGCTTTTAAGATGCCTGCTTCTTGAGGATTAATATGGGCGAGGATAGTATCGCCATAGCGACCTTTGCTTTGAAGTTCTTTAGCGAGTGTTTTTAAGCCTGCCATACAAGCCTCTTAGAGTTAAAGTTCATACAATAGTCACCGTTACAGTCCCCACACTAGCTGTGGCTGATACTCCAAATAGATAAGAAATATAAGGTACAACAATTCGCAAGTCTTCGCCAACCTGAAATACAGTGCCGTCTGGCAAATTGTACCCCGATGTTGGTAGATTTAATAGCCGTAAGCCGTCCATTTGTAAAGGAGTATTGGAGTCGCCTTGCGCAAAGTAAAGCCTTAATGCCCCAATTAACTGCGCCATGTGCTGTTGGTCGTATTCGACTGGAGCCAGAGGTAACGCTGGCGCACGGAACCGTTGCATTCCCATTATCTACGCCCATCTGGTCTGCCATCCAATCTAGGACTGCCTAACTGCCATTGGACGTTTAAGTCAGATGATTGAATCTGAATAGCCATCTGTCTAGCCCTAGCCCGCATAAAGATTTGCTCAGTATATACGTCTACCGAGGTCTCAATAACCTGCTGAGATTCTGTATTGGAATATGCGTTGCCAGGAAAGTTTCGTGGTTTTATTAACATTGTGACCGCAGGCAAGGTGGCAGTCGATCCCGCAAAGTTAAGGTCAGGGATAATCCGTTTGGTCAGGATAAACTGATCCCCGTCCACAAGATCAAAGTCTGACGAGGCAATATAAGAGGTCATTGCCGTTGTGTCATCGTTTAAACCCTGCTCGTGGTTATAGATAATACTGTCGGCAATCATTGCGGTCTGGACTACTAGCTGGGAGATATTAACGGTATAAGTGCCTATTCCGCCTGTACCCGTTCCTAGAGCAGTAATCTTAGTGCCTGTGGCTACTCCAGTACCCGTAATGACTGAGCCTACTTGCAGGGTTCCTGTGGATATTGCAGTCACATTGAGGGTTGTACTGTTATTAAGAGAGCCTGTAAAAGACGTTGTGGTAACTGCTTGAGGATATTCCCTTAGAGACGAGTCTGACCATGCAGTGCGATCTATTGTGCCGTAGTACCAAATCTTTTCTAAGTGGTTATAGATCACATAGGCGTTATTAATTTGACTGTCTGCCGTTGGGTAAAACCACCAGATTTCATTCCAGCCTTCGTTTGTTCCTGAGATAATCTGATCGGCTTGATTGTAGTTAAGGTTCTCAAATACGTGGTTTCTTAGGGTACATGGGAGGGTCTCTACCCGTCCGCCATAGGCATAGAACTTATCATGCCCCATCCAATAAGCCGTGTTATTAACAGTAACGACCGCCCGTGGACTAAGGATTGAAATGTTATCAGAAAGCTCTTGAAGACCGAATACGTCCGTAGTGCCTAGGAACTGTAAAGAATTAAGGGTTCCTTCTGTATATACAAGGATCTCCTGACGAGTTGCTACGGCACAGACTATGGCAGAACCACGGGATACCCGTAAGAATCCTGCTGAATTGGTAACTAACGGAGTCCAGACATTAGGTTGATCTTGGGTGGCAAAACGGATTAATAAGGGGTCTGACGTTCCTCCACCAAACGGTGTACAGCCAAAAGCCAACAAGTGTTTATCGTTCTGGGAAACTAATACCTGCATTGCCTGAGTAGGTACATCAGCAGGAGCAACACCGTCTATGGTTGTAGCAGACAACAAAGCGGCTCTAGTCGCCACACCACCAGAATACTTCCAATAGTAGATTGCTCCATCACGGATATTAGCTACTAGGTCATCGTCAAAATTTTGTAAGAACCAATCCCTCTGTGGTGCATAAGCAGGAGTAGCAGCTCCTAAACCCCAACCAACCGTACCCCATGAACCTGCGCCCCAACCGTATCCAGCAATACCGCCATCGTTGCCTACATTGATTTGGAAGGCGGCTGAAACAGATGTTCCTCCACCAGAGGTTGAAGATGTAGCTGCTGTAGCTGCGGTAATCCTAAAAGAGTTTGAATCTACATAAGTAATAATAAATTCAGTATTTAAGTTTGGTGCTGTAATCCCACCTACCGCTACAGCACCAGAAAACGTGACATAAGACCCATCCGTAGCACCGTGGGATGAGATAGCTACCGTAACCGTTTTAGAGCCATTAACCGTGGTAAAGCAGTTATTGGTTGCTGGAGATACAAAAGTAGCTCGTATTGGGGTAATGTCGTATAAGGTCTGTCCTGCTTCTATGTATAGTTTTCTAGAAGTTCCAAGAGCTAGGTAGTTATCTGCAACCGTGGTAATCCAATTAAAGACTTGCCGACAGGTTCCCACAACAGTAAATAAACCATAACGAAGCCAGCCGCCCATTTTTTGAGGATAGCCTGAGCGAAAGCGGATTTTGTCGCACTCAAAGAACCCACCCTCATTGGTGTAGTTAGTCTGATCTCTGTTTAATCCTGGTTTAAATTGTAGTTTTTGCAGTGGCATACGGGTTTACCCTAGGATAAGAACAATGCTCGTTCATCGTTTCTACGAGTAACTAAGCCTTTCAGTACTTTACCCCCAGCGAGCGTATATTTCAAGAACTCTTCTGCTGCTTCTTCCATCTCGCCCCGAAGAACTTTCTGACGGAGGGTGCTGCGCTGTAGTGTTCCCAGACCAACATTGAAAGCAAAACTAACAAGAGAATCGAACTGACCTTGAGTGAGCTTAACGGGACAGTAGCGTTCAACACCTCGCTCAAAGCGATTAAGATCGTCTCTAAGAATGTCATCTACTTCCTCCATCGAAAAGGTACGGTCATCTTTGTATTCCAGTGGGTAGGCATCCCGTTCTTCCATCTTTAACTGAGCCTGACGGGGGTAAAGTACATGGCCCACCCCGACCGTATGCAACTTGGCGGGGCAGCGGTAGGGACGCTGGCGGACACCTTCGTGGTGCTTAATCATTTTGATTGCTTTATCGCTTACTTTCATTTCTTACTAAATGCCTGAGTCCCGAACCAAAAAGATACAATTGATGCCCAGATAATCTGGGTCTCATCATCCCATAGGAGGTTAAGCGCTACGTCAAATGGCACTTCCCGATAGAATGCAAACCAGAACCCAAACAGTTCTACAAACATAAACATTATGAACATACCGTAGGTAATGGCTGGTCTGACCATCGCCCTAGAGTTAATAACCCACTGGGACGCACCTTTGCCAATCTCGATGTCGTGAGCATACAAAGACTCCCTTTCTTGGGCTTGAGTCTGCATCTCAATCTGCTGGGTCTTAATCTCTTCTACATGGGCTTGGGCGGCAAAGCCACGCTCTGCCATCTGTAGTTCCCGTTCGGTCTGCAAACGAGCCATTTCCATCTCATGCTTCTTGTCGGACTTGTCTTGGAAGAACCCTAATAGGTTAGGCAATCCTCCTGACAAGAAGGATATAAGGGTGGTAAACAGGGTAATCATTTTTTTGCTCTTTCTTCAAGGAGTTTGACCCGCACATGGAGATCATGCAGTTCTTTATAAAGTTCTTCACGCATCTTTGCCCGTTTTTCTGCTGATATTGGGCTGTCTGTTGGTACGCCTTCGTTGGTAATTAAGGCTGGCATCTTGCCTTCTATCTGAGTAAGGCGAGTTTGGAATGAAGATACCTGACCGAGTAGCCAACCTAGGCAAACAACCACAATAGGAATAACCGCTTTTAAAAGGTCTTGCATATTCATTTCCATCTACCCCATGTGCATTCGTAAGCAACCCAAGTTGCAAATATGTAACACAACGCCATAACGCTTTTCATTACCCGTCTATCGCTTTGCTCTAAATACTTATCACGCTTGTCTTCCCACTGCTTTCTAGCTTTAATACCCTGTATTTCTTCCCACGCTTTTTCGCCATACTTCTTAACTATTTCGTGTTTAATCTTTTCTTCAGACTGCTTGGCTAACATCAGCCTTTGAAACTCATCTACCGCCTCAATGATGGTGGTGGTATCAGGGCTAACAACCCTTGAATTCTTCCTTGATGCTGATCTTTCTTTTGCTGCCTTATCCGCTACCGCCAGTACGCCATCAATTGCTTTACTTAATTCTTCAGACGCCTTTACAGACTCATTAAGAGTCTTTGTGACCTGTTTCGTGCCATCTATAATTCCAAACGGATCGGGCATGATTCAATTTAAAACACCTCTCCGCCAGCGGCAGGAACAGACGTAGCATGGATAGAAATATGCTGTCTTAGGTTTAAAGGCGCACCGCAGTCTGAACAGGTATCTGCCTCTAGCTCGGCTTTATCTAAGTCGTATCCACAGGCTGCACAAATAACCTCTACCTCATGGGCTGGTTCAATTAGCCCGCCCTCTAAGTTTCTAGCCTCTACAAACTGTTTCATGTCAGCCCCATTTCTTTGCGGATCTTGGTTGCGGATATATCGGTTATGGTTTTATCAAAAGTTTCTTGCTCAATCTTGTAGCCTACATCTCTGCCGTAGGTGATGTTTGTAATGTTAGGCACTACTTGAATCTCATACTGCCCTTGGAATAGGGGGTCTAAATCCCGCTTAATATTGTTCTTAACTTGCTCGATGGCAAATGGGTTAGAACCTTGCCAGCCCTGGCAATCACGAATCTGAATAACTACTTGACCCGTCTTGGCAATAGCTCTTTCAAACAAAGCTCTATGTCCTTCATGCCAAGGTTGCCATCTACCAAGCATCTGTACGGTTTCAGATTGCCAGTTAAAGACTGGACGTCTGCGGTTTTCAATAATGTGGTTGCCGATAAACTCAGCCCACTTCTCGCAGTTCTGCTCGGTGACACGGAAGTCATAAACTGTTGGTGGGATAAAGGCTTTGTTAGTATCCTCATACCGACCAGCATCTATGGTGTCCATCCAGACAGTCCAGTCGGCTTTAAAGTTATTACGCATCTCAACCAACGGTGCTACAAAGTCGCAGATAACATAATCACCGCCAGCTTCTAGGGCAAACTGAGCCATGCGTAAAGATTGACGGATTCTACCTTCGTTGGAAAAATCCCAGTCGTTGTACTTCTTACGAACCTCATCAGCGTTAAACCAATTAACCTGTGCATTAAAGCTAGTAAAGACTTCGCCATAATCTTTGCGAGTACCGTTTGATTCTAAATACTTCTTTAGAGCTTGGGCTAAATAAGTCTTACCTGAACCTGGCAAACCCATGATTAGTATCTTTTTCATTTATCTCTCTAAGTTATCGTTTCTAATGGTGCTTCGGTCTGTTCCTGCTCTGTTTAATATCGTGGTATTTTCACGACTGCCTTCGTCATAAGCGTATACGCCCATCTGGTGCATTGGAAATATGTCTGCTCGTAACATACAGTCTAACGAACTATTAATACCGTACTTCAATACATGAGCAAGCATATTCTTTGCTACCGCTGGGTCTATGGAGTAAGCGTGCGCTCTGCACATAAAATGATAATTTGTCCCCATCGAACCATGTGGCGGTGTTGGTAACACCTGCCAGTTTTGCTTTACTTGCTCATTACAGCCTAAGTACGAAATAGAGTTATACACAGTATGTTCACGATAAGGTGCAACCATAATAGCGTCATGCTCCAAAACAACCAACGGTACATCATCTTCTACACATTTTGCCCACAAACTAATGTGGGATAAAGCACAAGCCACTTCTGACCTAGTTAAAAAATGGTCGGCAATCTTTACCATTCTCATAAAAGGATTTAAGTTCTCTGGTGGATTAATACCATCCTTTGTTCCGTCAAACGCATCCCAATATTGGTACCTCATTCCAACTTTATCGCATGAATCTGCACATCGTTTAGCTAATGACTCTGATAGCTCGTGTCCTTTTAGTCTAATAATGTAAGCACCGCTAACCTTTACATCATAAGAAAAAAATAAGGACTTCAAATTAAAGCGTCAAGTTCGTCATGCGTAGTACAGGCATCAATAGCAGCTTGTCTTGGTGCAACAGCATCTTTAGCAGCTTGCAGGGCTACAGGGTCATACGTAGATGGGTCGGCTGCTTGTTGTCTAAATAGCATATTAAATGCCATTGCAGCATTTTGTTTCATGCCTTCTTTGCGGTCAGCCACAGATATATCTGCAACGCCATAAACTATTTCTACAGGGTCTTTGGTCAAATCAAAGGTATGTCCTGTGTAGTATTGACGATGTGGGGTAATGGCAGGTCTTACCTCAATAGCAGTTTTCCAGCCAGGTCTGCTATCAGGTGGGGTATCCCAAACATCTTTAACTTCACCATTTTCAATGCGAATATTTAAACTCATTTGATTCTCCTAATATTTTGGTTAAACTCACCAGTCACTTTAGCTAATGGGGTATCCCAATCGCCAAATTTCTCTTGCCTAAACAGTCTGACATTACGATACCAGATGCTTGTGTCCTTGCCATCAGCCCATAAATAATACGGGAGTATAGGGCTAATAATCCAAGTTTCTTTACCCATTGCTGCTGCTAAATGTGCAACTGAGGTGCAAGAACTAATAACCTTGTCCACACTTTCAATAACCGCCTTGGTATGTAACCAAGTATCTAAGCAAGGTTTTTGCACATGGTCAGGGATGTTATCTATACCTACATCCCGTTGCAGACTGACTAACTCTGCTGGTATTGTAAACAATGGTGTTGGGTCAAATACTCTATTATGCTCATGCTCAAAGCGTGGGTTACCTTGCCACCGCAATCCAATCTTGCCATTAGGTTTAATCGTCTTACAAGGGATATAAGGTGCGTTATTGACTGTTAAGAAACTGAGATATCCTGACATTCCTAGTACATGGTAGTCATGGTACACACCGCCAGCAGCCCTTGATTCAACTACCGCAGACACGCCATCAACCAACATCATTAAGCCAGCCAACTCAGGCATACAGGCAACCACACAGACACCACCACGACTGACAATTTCTCTAGCCCATCTAGCGGAGTGTATTTCGTCACCTCGACCACCTTCTAGTACCAATAAAACAACCTCTCCATTTAAAGGTCTGCCATCGTATCTTGGCATTGACGAGGGGTTTGGGTTACCAAATATTTCTTCGTTACGACCTCTATCAAGCAATTCAAAACCTTCTTTTAAGTTGCCATGTCTTAGTGCGTACCAGCCACGATTAAAGGCTGCTCGGTCATCATGTGGTCTTGTTTCTAAAAGAATTCTGCACATTGATTCAGCAGCCTCAAACTCACCACGCATGGCAGCTTCTACTTGGAAGTCTAGTATGTCTTTCTTAGGCTCTGTTTCGCCTTTCCAAAACTTAGGTGCGTGGAATCGATACTCAAACTCGCCTAAGACTTCTTTGGCGGATGTGCCTGTGTTCTTTAGTTCAGGCTTAATGTCGTGTAGTCCAACAATACCCCAAGCGTTCTCGTCATCCTCTGCGACTGAATTGCCGTCAATATTATTAAAGTCGTGAGCAAAAGGCTGTAGATTCCAAAAGGCTTCTATCTTAGAAATGACCGCCTGTGGGTCTGACATTAACTCATCATATTCAACAAACAAAATGTTTTCAGGATGCTCGGTATAGCCTTGGTGTAGGGTAGCGTAAGAACCTTTTAGGTGTCCTATTAGGTGTCCATTACAGAACTCAGCAAAATTTGCAGGTTTAGCAATCTTGGCAAAAGATGCTGCACAAGTAGCCACATCCCTAACAGTCGCTACAATTCGCATTGGTGATCCTAAGACTTCACCCATTGTTTTTTGAATCTGCGGTGCTACCCAACCCCTAGACTTGTCAACAGTAATCTTGCCGTCATCCCGCACAGGAATTAACTTCCTAAGTGTTTCGTAAAGATGCTCGTTAGTCTGCCTTTGACCTTTGGTTGATGGGTTGTTTTCCCATGTTTGAACTACAGCACCAAATATATCAATAAGTCCTGAAGTTGGAGTTACATGGATGTCGTTTCTCTGATTTAGCAACGCAGCTAAAACAGTGGATCCTGAACGGGGTAGTCCTGATAGAAAGTACATCATGGTGTTTGTATACAACCAGATGTATTTGCACCTGCTGCTGGTACAACCCAAGTAGTTAAAGCACCGACTTGAACAGGGGAAGAACGATTAGCAATATCGCCTAAGCCTAAGTCACCACGACCGTTATAACCCCAGCCCCACAGTGTTCCATCTGTTTTAAGGCATACAGCCATATTACTACCTGCTTTTGGAGTAGACCAATTAGTTAATGCACCAATTTGTTTAGGTGAAGAATAATAAGTAGTATTACCTGTGCCTGATTGACCATAAGCATTAGCTCCCCAAGACCAAAGTGTTCCATCAGTTTTAGAACACAAAGCAAAAGCTTGACCGCCATCAGGTTTAGACCAATCAGTTAATGTTCCCACCTGAACTGGTGAAGAACGAGCAACTGTATTATTTTGTCCTAATTGTCCAGCACCATTGTATCCCCAAGCCCACAATGTTCCGTCAGTTTTAGTACACATTGAAAAATTACCATTTGCTGCTGGTATTTTCCAATTTGTTAACGCCCCAACTTGAACTGGTGATGAACGATTAGCAGTATCGTTTAGACCTAATCTTCCAGAACCATTGTATCCCCAAGCCCACAATGTTCCGTCTGTTTTAGCACACAAAGCAAAACCAACACCAGAACTTATTGTAGCCCAATCAGTTAACGCACCAACTTGAACTGGGGAAGAAAGATCAGTTGTATTGTTTTGCCCTAATTGACCAGAACTATTTTTACCCCAACTCCATAAAGTTCCGTCTGTTTTAGTACAAAAAGAAATATTATTGTTGTTAGATTCTGGTGTTTTCCAATTTGTTAAAGCACCAACCTGAACAGGAGATGAACGGCTTCCAAGAGCATTTAATCCTAATTGACCATCATAATTAGAACCCCAAGCCCACAGCTCTCCAGTAGTTTTAACTGCAAGTGTACAATTGCCTGTTGTTACTTTTTTCCAAGTAGTTAATGCTCCAACTTGTGTAGGAGAAGAACGCCTAGCTGCAGTTCCATCGCCTATCTGTCCTGTATCATTGTTTCCAACAATAAACAACTTACCACTAGGAAGAGCTGTTACTGTAGCTGTATTAGCAGAGTTAGCTGGTGTTGATCCAATACCATTTGTAGCTGTTACTACGCAACGGAGCGTAGATCCGACATCGGCTGCTTGAATTGTATAAGTGCTAGATGTCGCACCGACAATATCGCTAGTACCTCGTTGCCATTGATAAGCAAAACTAGATGGGAATTGACCCCATGTACCTGTAGTAGAAGATAGTGTTTGATCTTCTTGTGCTGTTCCTGAAACAACTGGGACTGTTAGGTTTACTGGGGCGGCGGTTCCTACTCCTTGTATACAACCAACTGTTTGTACGCCTGCTGCTGGTACAGCCCAACTCGTCAGAGAACCAACTTGGACAGGTGAAGAACGGTTAGCGGTATTGCCTATTCCTAAATGACCAGCACTATTATTACCCCAAGTCCATATTGTTCCGTCTGTTTTAGTACAAGCACTATTTGTATTTCCAGCCTGCGGGGTTACCCAATTAGTTAATGATCCAACTTGTACTGGAGAAGAACGATTATATACGTTCCCTATTCCTAAATTACCAAAACCACCATAACCCCATGACCATAATGTTCCATCTGTTTTAGCACATAAAGAAAATCCACCTCCAGATGTTGGAGTTTTCCAATTGGTTAATGCGCCAACTTGGACAGGTGAAGAACGAGATACAGTATCACCAGTTCCTAATTGACCACTAGAATTTAGACCCCATGCCCATAATGTGCCATCGGTTTTAATACATAAAGACAGACTGCCACCAACGGATGGTGTAGCCCAAGTAGTCAGAGAACCAACTTGGACAGGTGAAGAACGATTGGCGGTGTCACCTAATCCTAATACACCATTAGTATTTCTACCCCATGCAAAAAGTTTGCCATTGTCAACAGCTAAAGCATTATAAGCATTTGCTGCTGATACTGCAGTCCATGTTGTTGATGATCCAATTTGAACTGGGGAAGAACGATTAGCAGTATCGCCTAATCCAATTTGACCAAATTGATTTCTACCCCATGACCATAAAGTTCCATCTGTTTTAATACAAAAAGATATATTATCGCCACCAACAACAGGTGTTTTCCAGTCTGTCAAAGCACCTACTTGAACAGGAGATGAACGAGCAATTGTATTATTGTGTCCTAATCCACCATAATTAGCAAAACCCCATGTCCATAAAGTTCCGTCTGATTGAGTTGCAATCGTGTGGTTACCTGTTGATAATTTTGTCCAAGTAGTCAAAGCTCCTACTTGAACTGGTGAAGAACGATATATTACGTTTCCTGTGCCTAATGCACCAGCAAAATTATCAGCCCACATAAACAACTTACCGCTAATAATAGCGGGACCACCAGCACTTTTAGCAAATAAGAAATTACGAGAACCGAACATTATCGAATCCCTTATGAAAGGTTTTGAATAGCACTACCATACCAAGTAGAACCAACCGCTATAAAGCTGATGAGGTCTACTGCCGATGCTGTGGCTGTGATTGTAGGAGCTGTACCGCCAGCAAATTGAACACCTGTAAAGGTTGCCGTTGTCATGCCTGTAGCTGCTTGGGTAAGTCTTAGGATAAACGATGTACCAGCAGTAGCCGTTGGCATCGTAAAGGTACAAGGTGTCGATGCAGTCAATGTAGCGGTTTGGACTGTACCTGTAGTAATAACGAATGTATGCGATGCACCAACTGTACCGATAGCTACGACTGTTTCTGTGTAGCCTGTAAGGGTAGAAGTAATGATGGTTGGTGATGTACTTAATACGACTGCCGTAGAACCTGTCGATGCAGTAACACCTGTACCGCCAGAAGCTACTGGTAGGGCTGAACCAAGAGTCAAAGAACTTAAATGAGTGATTGCATCCACTACGTTTGTACCGTTATTAAAGACAAACATTGACTTACCAGCAGGGACTGCAATTCCAGTACCAGACGTGTTCTTTACTGTAACGGCATCTGCTAATCCGTTGTTAATAAGGTACAACTTCTCAATTTGACAACCTGAACCAAGGATTAAGTTCCTTGCCCCGCCAGAAGTTCCTGTAAGGTTTAGTCGTAAGTTACGAGCTGTTTGAGCCGCATTGCTATCCGTAAGGGTAACTGTAACGTCTGCACTAGAAAAAGCGACATCCGCAGATCCTGTGATTGCTTCGCTAATTGCGACAGAGAAGTTGTTGTTGGTCGTGGTTCCCCATGTACCTGTCTGGTCACCTGTACCAATCAGCTCTATTTTAAGATCACTATATGTCGATGCCATAATTTGTCCTTACTTTATTTAATAATATCCATTTTACGCTGCTATTTCAACCCAATTCGGGGTCTGGTTGTCATTAATGGTGATCCAAACCGTTACCGATGTGACACTAGCCGTACCGCTAACACCCACCACATTTACAGGTGTAATAACATTTACATTAACCGTTCCAACAGACCCTGTAGCTTGCAGACCCGTAACTGGGGTATTAGCTGCTCCTGCTACAGAAACTGATCCTACAAAAACTGTACCCGCTACGCCTGTAACTTCTATGGGATTTAGTATAAAAGTCACAGAACCTACTGCTCCTGTGGCTACAACTGATACATTCCCCTCCCCCCAAGCTGCGCTTCCCCACCCCTGACTACCAAACCCGCCTAGGGCTATAGTGACATCGCTCATGCTGCTGTCCTAATTAATGTCCAATTTGGGTTCTGACTATCATCAATTAAACTCCAAACCAAAACACTTCCTACTTGTCCTGTGCCTTGTACTCCCGTTACGCTTATGTTAGCAGAAGCAATAGTTGTTACGCTACCTACACTAACCGTACCTGCAACGCCTGTAACTAAAACTTCAATACTGGGGGTAACTACTACCGTCCCTACTGCCACAGTCCCTGCTACGCCTACAACGTCTACAACTGCCGTACCTGTTACAGAAGCCGTACCAAGCGCAACTGTTCCAGCAACTCCTACGACAAAGACGCCAACACCTTCTTGAACCGTTACTGAGCCTACATTGCCTGTCGCAGATACTCCTGTAACCGCAACATCAGCCCCAGCTTGTGCTACAACAGAACCTACATTTGCTGTACCAGAAACCCCAGTAACATCAACTAAAAGCGACCCATCAATTTCTACACTGCCTATCGCTCCAAAACCGCTAACTCCCGTTACAGCAACATTTGCTCCAGCCGTTACAGTAACCGACCCTACCGATCCTGTGCCTGACAACCCAGAAACTGAAACATCAGCACCAGCCTGTGCGTTAACAGAACCTACAAAACCTGTTCCAGAAACCCCTACAACTGCAACACTAGAACCTTCCTGAACCGTTACTGAACCAATCTGTCCTGTACTGGTTACTCCAGTTACATCTACAACTGCCGTTCCCGTTACCGTTGCGCTGCCTAGCTGCCCTGTACCAAAAACACCTACTAAATTAACGTTTACATTTTCAGTAGTCTGAACAGTTACAGAACCAAGCTGCGTTGTGCCTACTACACTAGCGCTACCTTGACCCCAAGGGCTTTCACCCCATCCACCATAACCCCAGCCACCTAATATAACTACTACATCAACGTATGCTTCGCCCCACGGACCGCCACCCCAGTCGCCTCTACCCCAACCAGTATTGAGGTCTCCCCAAGCATCAGCGCCCCATGCGCCTTCACCCCACCCATAATTGGTTGACACCTAACCATTCCTAGGCAATGCGGATAATTGCGTTGCTTGCGTCTGCTGTTGGGAACACAATCGTAAACGTACCTGCTGTGGAGGTTTTAGCACCGCCAAAATCAAGGATACATACTGAAGGATCGCCAGCTGCTGTGTCGTTATAAATCATTGCACCAAATGCTGTAATGGTTGCAGATGTAAATGACAAGTCAGCAAAGTCGGTAAACGCTGTAGTTCCTGACGATGTTGGTGTAACGTTAGTCAGCGTACCGCCACCAGCAGAATAAGTACCAGAAGCAGCTACTTCGTTTGTGGCTGTATACGCAGTAGTCGCAGCCGTGAATGACGCTGAGTTGTCATACATTGCTAATTTAAAAGTATTACCAGTACCAGTTGTAAAGTTGTGCGTTGCTGTCATTAGCTGTACTTTGAAGCTAGTACACATAAAGTTGCCTGTAAATGCCATTTTGGACTCCTATTCGTCTAAAAGTTTAATTAATTCAGGATGACCAGCTTCCCTTAGCTTGTGAGCTAGTGTTACACGATCAAATTTTACTACTTCATTCATGTAAAAGACTAGAACTTCCCGAATATGATTACGAAAAGCAGTCGCCTGCTCCCGAACCAAGGGATGAGACTGATCTCCCACCTGAATGATTTTGTCTAATGCCCGTTCAGCAACTTCCTCTGGAGTAAAGCCACCGTGGTCTTTTGTAAATACTTGAATCCCGCTAGACTCGCCTAGCCCTTGTACACTAATCATCTGACTGGATACCTTACTTGTCCACTTCTGTAGGCGTCTTGACGGTTCTTACCATCGCCTAATTGCTTGAGTTCTGCCATTGCATCGTCATAACGGGATTTATAGACCGTCATAGTATCAGCGTCCGACTTCATAAATAAAGCTGCTTCTAATAAAGACCCATAAAGGAGCGCAGAGTCAAAGTTTGTTCCAAGCCAAGTTGTACCTGCCGTCACAATAGACTCTGGATAGTAGAAATAATGCAGTTCTACGGCATAGTTTGCGTCTGGGGTAGGTCCAAGAATAAAGGTGTTGTCGTCAAATACAGCGTAATACTCTGGTTTGGCGTAGAAGGCTGCATCCGTGTCTGGGTAGGATTCACGGATAAAGTTAACGTCTTTATTCAATAGGTAGTGGTACTCGTTTGCCGTATTAATTACTGCAAGGCTAAAGGTAGATAACCAGTCAGAAGGAGTTGCTAAGTACTTATTGCCCGTGGTAAGACCACCCGTAACGTTCTTGCGGATAGCAGGTAACTGCACCATGTTATAGATGCGTTGCTCCGCCAACTGTACAAACCTAGCAATCTGCTCGGCAGACGTAAACGACCCGACTGTCGCTGGGAAGTCATTCTCAGCAAAGCCTTTAATGGCAGTAGTTAACTGCGTGTAATTCATCCCATCTTCCCACTAGACATACGACCTTTAGTTGCTGCACCAGCACCACGCATCTCAATCTTGCCGTATTGGTTTATAGGTTTACCCTTAAACTTACTAATCCCGCCAACAGAAATATCCATAGTAGCCATTTCTTCTGCGCCAGTCATACCTTTGGAAGTTAGTCCTTTAGCAGAGATTGTCTTGCCCTTCATTGTATGGGGAGTAGCATAGACTTTAGCGTCTCCAACTTCCTTGCCCATAACTTTTTTAGAGAACTTAGCCATTATCGACCTCTTCCTGCGGATTTACGCATCATTTGGTTTTGGACTTTTGCTAAACCACGTCCAATTTTCTTCATTACCATCTGGTCTTTACCGCCCATCTTTGGCTTTGCCTTCATGCCCAAGACTGTAGGACCTGAGTCACCTAAATTCTTGCCTTCAGTCTTGCCTTTTTTAGCAATTCCATCTGCGCTTTTCTTAAACATTTTCAACTCCTTATGTTGTTGTTACCGTTACACTACCTACCTGACCTTCTGGGGCTAAGTTGTTGGGGGTTAATCCATCATCTCTAGACCCACCAACAGGGTTCCATCCCCACTGGAAAATCCTACTACCGCCCTCTGGAAAACCAACACCAGCTTCAGTATTATCGTTGCTTCCGTTAAGTTGTAAACCGCTTGTTCCAGATACTGTATAGCTTACATCAGGGCGTGGTTCCCGTACAGCCTGTGGATCGTCCACTGGGTACATACCTAACGACAACTGTGGCTGATCTGGATCCCAACAGCTAGGGCAAACCTTAATATTTTTTACTTGCTGCTTAACAATTAACTTTCTAAGCTCTTTTAGCTTATACCGCTGACCGCATCGGTCACATTCGGCAATCGCAAATTTTCCACTACTAAATTTATTAGGCATAGAAGGTCGTCCTAGGAACGAACCTAGAAGCGGCTTTTTCTCTGTCCTCCGTAGAAGCCATGAGCCACTGCTCCTCGTATTCTTGCTTTAAAAATTGCACTCGTGCCTGTCCATCTGGTAGCTTTTGAGCCATATAGAAAGCCAATCCTGCCACCATACAAGGTAATAGGCGAAAGGGAATATCAGGCTCTACCGCTCCATTAGATCCAGCATCTTGAATCCTACGCAACCTCCAATACACAAAGGTATAAGGACCACCACCA